CGGTCGAGACAGCTGACATTAACGCGAAGACAGATGTGATATCTACTACTTCAGTCAAAGAACCAACTCCAATGAGACTTTGCCGGATTAACCTTGGTCAAAAGTTTGAGTATGAGGTTGGTGATATTCATGAAGTTGTCCGACGTTACACTCTTTTTCCTGTGTCTTGGCTTTCGAGTGTCCCTGGTAAACAACCTTCTTCAATGACCCCTTCCACGATACCGGAAACGGCGAACCGAACAATTTATCGTATTCCTTGTGAGCCTCCTGGACAGCTTAATAACCTGTTCGCTGGATGGTCAGGAATGCAGAAGTTTCGCATTTTTGCCGCCACCACCGAACACTCTTCGGTTTCAATGTCTCTATCGACTCGTCCTTCTTCGGGAGGAAACAATGATTTTTCTCACGTGTTGACATTGAACCAAGGAACTGTGGTGAACCCCGGGGGATTAGGTGCAGTGAAAGCTCCTTTGTTTGCAGGTTACATGGCTCGGGAAGTTCTTTATCCAATTGGGGGCCAATCGTTCATCGATGTCAGTGTTCCTTTTTCGACGGAGTTTAATTTCTTGCCGACTTTTCGATCAGAAACAGCGAATATTATTGGACCACGAGGAGTAGGTTATCTCTACGTGAACGTGCCACTGAATGTGGAAATCACAGTTTATTGGGCTGCTGGTGATGACTTTCGTTACCACGTTTTTAGCCCAACTCGAGGTTTTCGACGACGTCTCGGAGATTTGGAGGCTGGCGGTGTTCTTCCAACTGGTAACGTCCAGGTAGGAGGTATTCAGGCTGGTCCAGCCTGATTTTATAATTTCATTTTAAGACCCATAGCAATGGGCCCACCATGGGATCGTTAAGTCGTGACATGGGAGAGTGCAGCTCTGTTCTGAGCTGCTGGGAGATAGGATCGTTAAGTCGTGATATCTCCCTTTATATTTCGTATTCACCCTGAGTCCGGGGAGCTGTCCATTAGGGCAGTGAGCTGGCTTATGCATAG